GAATGCGACTCCCTGCTCTTCGCGGCGATACGTCATGCCAATCAGTGTGCCATCGGTACGGGCCATCCAGATGATGCTGTCAGGCTCTTGCTGGTAGGCAAACTGCGTGATGCCGCCCTTAGTGATATGCTCTGCCAAGATCGACAGATCAGGCGCCGTGTAGGCGTCTGCGTTTACGTCGCCGACGTATTTAAATTCCCTGATCTTGCGATTGCCGCGCTGCAGAAACAGCGTAACATCGGCCACCTGAATAGGCTCAACCGCAGCAACGCCGTAGTTGGAGTATTTGCGGATCAGCGTTGTGGTCGGCGTGATCGGGCCGTCGCTGGTTGCGGTCACAACATATTCGCCGCCAGAGGTGCCAAGCGCCAGCACACGGGTTGCCGATAGATAGCGGATGGCGTTCACCTGGCTGGATGCAATCGTATAGATCAGCGCATCATCGGCGGCCGTGCCAACCGTAAAATTGAGGTAATTGCCGTTCTTGCTGAACCACAGGGTTTGCGGGTTGTTGTTGCTGTTCCCGAATACCAAGCGCTGCTCAAAGAACGAGACAACGCTGGGCCGGTTGTCTGCTCCGGTCAGCGGCGTTGCTGCGGGGCCAACCTTCTGCACCTTAGACGCACCGATCTCTGCCGTGCCGCCAGAGCTGTAGGCCGTGTAGGCAGTGCCGTTTACGTTAACCCCAGCCACCGTTTGCAGTGCAAAGGTGTTTGCCGCAACCGCCGAAACTTTGTAATATAGGCCGTTCAGTTGCGTCATGCCGACTACGCCGCTGATGTATATGATGTCGCCATTGGCAAACCCGTGAGCTGCTGATGTCACAACAACTGGATTGGCGGCCGTGGCGCCGGTGATTACTTTGCTAGCCCCGCCACCTTTAACAAATGCTGTGTAGCCGGTGGTATCAATGTTGTTGTTGCCTGCGTCTTTCAGTTCAAAGGTATTTGTAGTGACGTTGGCGACAAGAAAGTTTGTGCCTTCTACTTCAACCATGCCTTCAATGTTGTTAAGTTGTACCGCATTACCGTTGCTAAATCCGTGGCCGGTTACAGTCACAACGCCAGGGTTGGCTTGCGTAATGTTTTCAACCGTTTTTGCTGTGAGAAGCGAGCCTTGAACGATCGGGGTAACAAGGGTCCACGCTGCAGACCCTGTACGCGAAAGAATGCGCATATCGTAATTCGGATGCACGATATACATAACGTCTGCCGACTGCGCGTAGCGCAGGTCAAACAGGTCGGCTTGGATGTAAGGCGTCGTGATTTGATAGATCTCGTCGGCTGATCCGCCAGAGCTGTAAACTGTAAAGGCGGTCGTGTTGATTGCAACGCTGAATAAATCCTGCAGCGTGAACGTGTTGGCCGTGGCGTTGGCGACTCGGTAGTTGCGCCCGTTCAGCTCCGTCATGCCAACAACGCCGGTGATGTAAATCTCATCGCCATTGCTGAACCCGTGAGCTACAGAGGTCAGCACACCAGGGTTTGCCCGTGTCACGGCTGTGATTGTCTTGGCCGATCCAGTCAACACCTGTAGGCCGTTGCGATACACCCGCATTGTCGATGGCCCAAACTCTAACATATAGGTGTCGGTGGTCTTAAACTGAAACGGGATCAGTCGAGCCTTAGCCGCGCTGTTCTTGACCTCACCGAGAAACTCTGTGCCAGGGCGACGAGCCACACCGCCATGCGGCATACAGACCATGTTGGTCAGCGTGGACAAACCCTGCCGGTATTTCTCCAGCGTGATCTGGCCTTCCAGCCGTGGCGAGATCTCGCCGGCGGTGAATGAGCTTAGAGCCGGTGCTGAACGAGCCATCAGAACCTCGATTCAATAAAGTCGCTGGCCTCAATCCTTTGCGGCGCACCTTCGGTGGCATCAACAAAACGGGCCTCGCGCATCTTCTCGTCGTAGATCGCGGTCACTAGCTGCACGACGGTGGTCGATCCGGTGATGGCATAGGCGATCTCAGTCGCCAGACGCGCAGACAAAGCCTCGACCAGGCTGGCGTCGTATTCCTGCGGGTCGGTGACACGCGCAACATATTTGATCTGAGCGCTTCCCTCATCCGTAAGAAGCTTGCGCCCCTCAATTACGAACACAGGACCGCCGCTGTTTGATGTCATGTTGTCCTGCGGATAGGACATAGAGCCATTGGAGAATTCCAAGACGCGCAGGCAGTACGGCTCGGTCGGCAGCGCATACTGGTAGGTATAGCCAAAGGCAGGCGTCTCAGTCTCCTGAGCCAGCGCAGCACGGCGGATTAGGCAATTCCAAGGGTGTGAGCGGAAGACGGCATCACGCGCACCGGCATAGCGCTGGTTGACCAAACGCCCCGCCTTGCTGTTTTCATCAAAGCTAGAAATGTTGGAAGCCCCGATCATGTTGAGCGCATAGTTCGCAATATCAACTGTGCTGGTCATCGGTCGCCCCTTTGAAGGTTAAGGGGGCAGTTTCCTGCCCCCTCAGTTTATCAGTCGATCGCGTAGATGATCGTCAGCTCAATCGCACCAGTTGCGGCGCCACCGGCCAAGGTAACCGTGACAGGCTGGCCGTCAGCGTTGGCGTCTATTTCAACGCCAGAACCAAGAGCCAGAGATGCCACGACCGAGGTCTTTGCGGCCGACGAAGTCGACGTTGCTGCCAAGTACGCCGCAGCCGACAGTGCTACAGTAGCACCGGCAGCGGTCTTGTGAGCGCCATAACCAACCGACAGGGTGGTCGATGCGCCCAAAGCGGCGTTGGTCAAGAAACCGTTCAGCAAACGAGCGTTGTCGGGAAGGACAAACATCTCGATCACGTCACCGATCTGCAAGGCGGCAGCGGTGTAGGTTGCGTGAGCAACACGAACACGGCCACCAAGCTCGTTGGCCTTGTTCTTAACGACAGGCGTTGCACGAGAGTTCGTGCGTTGCGCAGAATAAACGGTAGCCATTTGCTTTTCTCCCTTTATTCAGTGCAAAGGACTTCAACGACCTTCTTCTCTTCCATGCGGGTCGACCCAAGGGTCATCGCATAGTAGATTTGGGTCGCATACGACTTGTCAGCGCGCTCATCGATACGAGCAACAGGCTCACGCCCGATTGCCAGCTTGATGCCGTCACCCGCAAAGGCGATGACGCGGCGAGCTGCAGAACCATCAACGCCCAGGCGGTTGGAGACGATGAAGTTGAAACCAACAAAGCTGTTGATCTCACCCATAGCCAGGGCCTTAACGGTGTTGAAATCCGACGACGTGACGGTCGTGGAGTTCAGCAGGTTCGTGATCTGCTTCGGCGACACCACAATGTAGCGCGGGATCGACGGGTCGACATCACCAGAGTCCAAGATTTCCTTGGCCGAGATCAGCTTTGCAAGCGTCAAGCCAGTGGCGCCAGCGGCGATCTGGTTGGTCGAGGTTGCAAAAGCAGTCGAGGTGCTGCCGTCTTTGCCGGTCAGCGCAGTGCCAAGGGCAGCAGCGATGATGGCGTCATCCATTGCACGGCCCATAGCGGCTGCAGCAGCGCGCGAATAGGTCGAGGTAGGATCGACAAGCAGGCGCACCTTGTCTTGATCGTCAATCAGGTCGGCGTATTCGTAGTCCGACATGGTGACCATACGACGCGAGTGCGGCGTTTCGATCAAGGGGGTGTCTGCGTGGCGCGAGGTACGCAGGACAGCAGCAGCGCTACCGACCTGGTCGAAGAAGGCTTTTTCGCCCGTCACGGTTTCCACATCAACTGCATTGCGCAGCAGCGAACCCATTTGCTGAGACAGCATTTGGATGTTCGAGGAAAACTGAGAGACGAATGCCGTAGTGATTTGAGTAGACATGTGTCTTCACTCCAACAAAGGTTTCAGGGTTCTTCGCTCGATTATCCCATGCGGGGTCGGGCTTACTGCTTGGGCAGTCAATCCGCCTGTCTCACAAGCTTGGTGCGCGGGTCCGAAGATTGTCCGCTGCATCACATGTACTCTCTGAGGCGCAGCGCCTCATCAACATACGCACGATGTTCAGGGTGGAATTTATCCCAATAAGGGGTTCCGTGTCTAGTCATCTCAGAAATCTTATTCTGAGCCTCGGCAGGTGTCATCACCAGCTCACTGGCATCACCCAATAGATTGTCTTCGCCGATCTCTTTTGCAAGGCTGGCAAACATCTTCACGATCGCCGGATGATCGCCAAGCAGACGGCCGTCGGCCAGCTCTACCGTGTCCAGCAAATCGGTGTTGCCCAAGAAAGTTACGGCCGCCTTGTGCGCCAGCTGCACTTGCTGATCAAAAGCTTGGCCCCACTCTTGGCGCAGCTCTTGCTCACCCTCATAGCGCACCGCCTGCAGGCTTTCTTCCATAGCCGTGCGCGACTGCGTCACAGTGCCTTCCAGAAACTGCGCGATCCGCCCAGCCTGCTTGCCGTTCAGGCCAGCCTCAAAGGCAGCCGCGCGGAAAGCCTCGATCTCGGTGTCGCGCATGACATCCGCGCCAACCTTGAAGTCATAGCCCTTGGCGCTGTCAGGCGCGCCCAGCCGCTTGTAAACCTGCCGCCACTCGTCATCGGTGGCAGACTTACCTGGCAGCGGGATCTTGTCCGCGCCGATCATCCGTTGCGCATGGACATAACTCTTTGCCAGCGAGACGGGGTCTGTGAAATTGCGCAGGCTGGGTTCAGCCCGCAAATCCTCTGGCAGGCTATCAAAGAACCCGACAGATGCAGCCGGAGCTGCGGCGACTTCTTGAGATCCAGTGTCCTGGGTTGTCTCTTCGCTCATGTATTTTCCCTCATCGCGCCTTCCGAGAGCATCCTGATGATCAAAAGCACAGCGTCACGCTGCCCCTCTTTGAAGGCGGAATAGTGAGGATCACCAGGAACAAACGTGCTGGCCTCAAACGCAAAGCGCGATTTGAGATCAGCTAAAACCTTTTGGCCGTCTTCGGTGTTGAACGTGCGCCGATACGCCAGCTTTGTGGCCTCGATCTGCGTCATGCTGCACCGCCGATGCCGCCGACAGCCTTAATCAAGGGCGCGACATTCTTTGCCTGTTCGCTTTCCATCATGGCCTGTTGCTGCTGCGCTTGCTGCTGTTGAGCCTGCTGCGCCTGACGGCGAATCCGCGCAACCTCTTCATCCGACCGGATCACACGCGCAGGAATGCCGGTGACCTCGACCAAATACTGCACAAGCCTGTCGGCATCCAGGTAATCCATGACCGGCGCGATCTGCGCCACCTGCATCATTACCTCAAAGCCGCGCAGCATAGATTGCAGGTCGGTCAGCTTCTGCGCCTTAGCCAGGGGCGACACATACTCGATGTCAATGTCTTGGCCCTGCAGCTCCTGCGGAGCGGGTGGGAGTTGCCCACTCCGCAGGAGTAAAGCAAAGGCGCGGGAAATTAGCGGCTGCAGCAACTCAGACTGCAAGCGACCCAAAACAGGGCCAAGCAACCGCATCTTCTCCTCATTCCTTTGCAGAACCTCGGTGGCCGTCATGGACGAACCCTGCCCAAGCAGCAGCTGATCCACATAAAACGCCTGGCGGATCGCATTCCGGCGCTGTTCTTCCATGTTCAGACCAAGCGGATTGTTCGCGCCGATCTGCAAAGGCTCCAAACGGTCCCGCGTACCAGCCCGATAGAAGTTCAACGAGCCTGGTGTGGTGCGGATCGGCAGCATAAAGCCGTCATCCGGAACCATCAGCGGCGGGTCAACCTGCTTTTGGGCCGCGCGGATGGTCACCTCTGACATCTTGTTAAGCATTTTGGTGTCAGGCAGTGCCGTCATGGCAGGCGATCGGCCGTAGGTTGACACCGAATCCTTCACAAAGCGCGGCACGAAGAACGGGAATTCGTCAAAACCGCTCTCTGAAAGCAGCGTTTTTGTCGCTTTATGGTAGTAAACCGACGCAATTGGCTTGTTTTTAGCCGCGCGCCCTTTGGTTTCGCCACGCGGATAGACCACATGGATGATCTCATGTTCTTTGTACGGCTCGTTCTGCGCGTCTTTCAACACACCAACCGGCAAAGTAGAGCCGAATTGTTGCTCCATTGCGCGCGCCGTCATCTTAAACTTGCGGTAAACCGTATCAACAACGCCTTGCGAATTCTCCGACACGCATATCTCGGCGATGTGCCGCGTGGCGAACCGCAGGCTTTTGCCGTCAATGTCCAGATAGATCGCACCCGTGCCGAACACTACCAAATCGTAATACAGTTCATGCACTTCTTGCTGGAAGTTCGAGCGGTGGAACGCCTGATACATCTGGTCGATGCAGATCTCTAGCCATTCGTTGGCAGCATCGTTACCTTGCAAGTTGGGATTACGATACCGCAGAGAAAACCACGGCGTGCTGGGGCTGGTCATCATGCCGTGCAGAGATGCTGCAAGCAGCTCGACCGCGTGGATCGCCGTGCTGTCAAAGATCAGCTCGGTGCGCTTGTCACCCTGTGTGCGTTTCTTGGTGATGTCAGCCTTGCGCGGCAGCATATAATCCGCCAGCTCTTGCCAGTGCTTTTCCCAGTTGGAACGAGCATTTGACAAGTCCTGATAGCGACGATCTAGTTTTGAGACTAGCGGATCAACCTGCATCACATACTCCCATAGCTCGACATCAAGGAACGACGCGCACGGTCTTCCTGCGTCTTTTTCTTAACCATGCCACCCTCAGTGCGGCCGGCCATCTTCTGGTTCAGCCGCTCCAGCGGGTCAACAGTCACCGACGAAGACATGCCCTTGGCAACCTGGTTCGACTTGCGCCCCATCAGACCAGCAATCATCTTGCCATCCATCATTTAATCATACCCCCAGACATCAGAGACCGACGCGGGCGCAGCAGCCCCTGCGCTTCCTGGTCGGCCAGCAAACCCAAGGTGCTTGTCAAAATCGTCGATTCGCGCCCGCCCTGTGTACTCTCAATAGCAGCCGCCTCAACAGCACTGGTTGGCGCTTCACCTGGCACAACCGGCGCAGGTGCGGCAGGCGGTGTCAGCGTGGGCGGAACAACTGGTGGTGTGACAGGAGCAGGAGCAGGAGCAGGAGCAGGAGCCGTCTTAGGCTTATCCTTCTTGTCTTTCTTCTCCGGCTTATTTTTTTCTATCTCGGTGTACATCGCAGCCGCAGCCTGATTGCGCGCTACGTTGGCCGGATCACTGGATGTCAGGCCCTTGACCGAAAACGCACTGTAGGACGGCGCACTGGCCGCCTTATCCTCTTTGCGGCGGGCATCACCGCCGCTCTTGTTGCCGCCACTCAAGGCTTTGCCTAAATCGCTCCAGAACCCCATTCCATCACCTCATGCTGCAAAGGGGTTATAATCCATAACCGCCTGCTGTTGTGGAGCCTTCAACATAGGCCCTGCTTCCCTATACCCAACCGCAAAGTACCGAAACGCATCAGATGCGTGGCTGGTCCAATCATGCACCGGCGAAGCCCTGAAACTGCGGGTGCGCTCGTTATACGCACGATGATACTGCCGCAAAGCCTCAAGCCCATTATTGCACCGATCCCGATCAAACCACAACCTCGGTATCAACATCTGCCCCGCGTGTATCCCATCCTCGATCGGCAGACGAGGCACAACGCGGAAGTTCAACCCTAAGTCCCAAGCCACCTCTCGACGGCTCTTACCACTGCCCAATTCCCGAACCTCTATATCATGCGGGGCGTTGTGTGTCCCATATAAATATTTTCGCTGGTTCAAGATCTCACAATAGTGCGGCAGACCCTCATTCCGAGCCTCATAAAAGTCAATCACATGCACCGCGCGGCCGACCGTCTGCGTAAACCAAATCGCCGTGCTGTCACCAACACCCAAATCCCACCAGGTATCGACCTTGTGCGCAGGATCATAAGGCACATTGCAAATCCGACCGGCCGACTGCGCAGCCTCAAGCTCCTTGCCGTAGATCGCACCAGGCACGTTGGCATTCCAGCTGCACTCGAATTCCTGCTGGTACTGATCCTCGGTCATCGTCTGCCGAGCCGCCGTCAATTCTACCTCGTCCAGCACACCCGTCTCGCTGGCCTTGTTAACCACGCACAGCCAATCCTCATTCTCGCTGGCCTGTTCGTAAATCTCATAGAATGCGTTGTGGCCCTTTGGCGTACCGACAAAGACCGCCCAGCCCTTGCGATCGGATAAGGCGGGTCGGATCACCTCTGGGAAGACATTCTCAGGCATCTGCGCGACCTCGTCCATCACGCAGCCATCAAGGTAAATGCCGCGCAGGCTGTCTGGATTCTCGGCGCCGAGCAATGAAATCCGCCCGCCGGTGGGAAGATCGCACCGCAATTCCGTCTCGTGAAACTTCACACCTGGGATCGCACCGGCAAACTGCTTCAAATAATCCCACGCCACGTTCTTAGCCTGACGGTACGTCGGGGCCATGTAGGCGTATCGCGGATTGGCCTTCTTGGACATGATCGCATCCCGCAAGATGTGATTGATTGCCCAAACAGTCTTGCCAAACCGACGATGGCACACAACGACGCCCCAGCGCTTGGCGTCCATGGCGTCATGCAGCTCACGCTGCAAGGGACGCGGTGCGTAAGGGATCACGATGTTCTGCAGCTTTGGCGACATGGCAGCCTCGATGTGTGCGTTTCGCAGACCCGTTATATCGCTGTATAGGATGGCGGGTCGTTTGGCGGGGGGTGGGGGGTCGGGGTCGTGAATTTCGGCGGTCCAGCCAGCGCAAGCCATTGATATTCCTGCGCAATCTGGAAGGGGGTATGCTTTGCAGCCTGGCGATCCGCAGCGGCCGAGCCTTTCAAAACGCCAAGCCGACGAGGTGGCATATCGGATATTCTGCGCATTCCCAACCCATTGAAAACGCTAGACATTATTATCCGATAATCAGCATTATGTAAAGTCTCAAAGCCACCTGCCGCTCCGCGCGTGGAACGGCAGACAGCGTGACTGATATATAGGTCAATCAACCGCTTTTGCATCGATCGCCGTGTCACCACCAGCCCAGCTAATCGTAATCGATTGGGCTTGGGGGGTGTCCTCACGCTTGTCTCTAATGCCATGCGGCTGCGACCGTGCCAACGTCCAGCGCAGCGTCTCGATCTCAAGCTTGCGCCGCTGGATCTCAGCGCCAAGCCAACGCCCATCGCATGGCGAGCCATCGGCATGGTGCGTCGGCAGTGGCTCTGTTGCCAGCTTGTTGATGCGATCTGAGTGCCACTCTGCTTGGCGCACACGTCCTTCGCGGTAGAGTAGAAAGAATTCATCGTCACGCATCACAGCTGACGTGATTGCTCGATAGCTTGGCATGTTGTCGCTTTCGACAATCTGCAGCAGGTTCTCACCTGCACCCAAGCGGTCAGCCACCTCAACCATGATTGCCTTGGTGACCTTGACTGACTTGCCTTTGTTATTTCCGCCCATTTGAACCCCCAATGGCTTTTGCAGATGATACATCAATCTGCCGATCTCGCCAAGCATTTGGCGATACCTCGCCCAACGTCATCATCTGGATGTGGTTTTGCACCTCTAGCTCAGGCTTGAGATAGTCTGGATCATTGTATGGTTTGCACCATTGCGTGATCTGCCGCATGTTCTTGCGGCCAAGGCGATCTGCGATGTCGACGTATGACATGCCTTTCGACATGCGCCATGCTTCAAGCGGGTTCATCGGTCAGCTCCATCATCAATGCCAGGTAGGCTATTGCATCGATCACGCTGTCTTCGTGATGCGAGTGAGCGAGACGTGCAAGCTTCAGCTCCACCATGATCTGTGCAGCCTGGCGCTTGGTCACTGGCGCCTTGACGATCTGGCTGATCCTTACTGCCAGGCGTTCAAAGTTTTCGTTGGGTGATCCGTAGGCCTCTTGCCTCGGACCATTGATCAGGCTGGACGCCTGCTCTAGCGCCGCCTGTGCTTTAGAAAGGTATTGCATCATCTATCCCTTGGTTTGTGATTGCCGTGATCTCTGTCTTTGGAAAGGCTGCCTTGGCAGCATCAATCATTTCTTTGGCGAGGCTGTGCTTGTACATGGTCAGCGCCAAGACCATCTGCCGCTCGGTGATCAGCTCAAGATCTGGATAGGCTTCTTGCGCCCTCTGCCAAGCCCTACCGTCACGCATCAGCCCAAAGCTATACCCATCAGCGTCCACCACCCAGACCTGCGCTGTGGGCGGCTCTCCGTGGCTCTGCGTGGCAACTTGATCCATCAGCTGCATGCCCCTAATGCATACCGATGCTCTTGCCGCTATCTCATCTGGATCTTCCGCATCGATCGCCGCATTGAGCTTTGCCATGGCCGATCCGTACTTGGCCGCCGTCTCTGTTGGCACAAGCTCCACCAGCCGATCAACACCCCACCGATGCTCCATGTCTCTGGCTACCTTGTCGAAGGGTGCAAGCGCGAAGTCACACTTGATTTGATTTGCCGTGGCGCCAGGATGGATGAGCCGATCCGACTTTCTCTCACGCTTTGGCCGCTGCGGTCTTTTGTCTGTCACGATGTCTTCTCCTCATGTCAACCTCACCTCACTATCTCACTCACCACCTTAACCTCCTTACCTCTCACCCCCTATATAGGGGGGGCGAGGAGGAAAGGATTGGTAGGTATTTTACCTCACTCTTCCTCAGGTTTTCCTCACCTAAAAACACAAGGTGAGGAAGCATATTTACTACGCATTCACAGCCCTGCCTCATCCCTATTGATCCATGTTCCCACGATCAAAATGGCTGTCTCTCGGCCCTGCCGTGCGTCCAGCATCTTCTCAATCCGCAGCACGTCTGTCTTGACCCACTGCTTGATGATCAGCGACACGCGGCCCTTGCCTGCCTTCTCTGTCGTGTCGATGTTAAGCAGCTCACCAATGGCATGGCCGGCCCATCTCTTGGCTTGGCTGCTTTCTCTGTAGGGATCATCATCGGCCTGACCTATCATGCGCTGCACCTTCATCGCGGCCTCTGCTGTCACGCCTTCGAATGCATCGGGCAGGGTGACCGGCACGACAACTGCGATGTACTCGCCATTGGCGATCTGTACGCCGATGGTCTGCATGTAGGTGGCCTTGTCTGATGGCGCTGCGAGGTTGGCCTTGGCATCGTCTATGCGGAACAGGCCCTTGCCTGCGTCGCCCTCTAGGCCGAGCTTCTCTGCCTGTTCTTCGGACACCTTGTTGAGGACGCGCGCTGCCCGTGCTGCCCCGATCAAGGCGTTGGCGCCGCGTACACTGTCAACGCCGGCGTCTTCTCCATTGCCCTTGCGGATGTGATGCACTGGATGCACAGATGCGCCGGTTTCCCTTGCCAGCCTGCGCAGCATGGCAACCACCACCTGCACGGCCATATTGGAATTCTCGTTGACCTGGTGCGCGCCGATCAGCGGGTCCATGATCACGACACCGATGCCCAGCGTCTTGACCTTGTTGATCATGTACTCAAGCAGGGCGTCGTTCTCTGTCACACCTTCTCGTGTCTCGGCGGCCAGGGTGATCCTGATGTCATCTTCCCCATCGAGGAACAGCCAACCCGCCAAGTCTTCGTGCTTTACATTGTAATGCTGCATGATGGCCGCAAGGCGTAGCAGACCCTCGCTGCGCGGGTCTTCAAGGCTGATCACCCAGACCTTTGTGCGCTCATGTACGTCTTGCTCTAAGAGCTTGCGCCCCGTTGCGATTGCCACCGCCTCGACCATCGTCAGGCTGGTCTTGCCAATGCCACCGGCCGACGCCGTGAGGCTGACGTAGGATCTGATGTAGGTGCGCCCATAGATCCAGTGTCTGCGGGGCAGGTTGAGCGGGTTGAAGTCCTCGATCGGCGTCGGCCACGTCGGCTGCGCAACGTCTACCTTGGGCGCATCGAATTGCTGTGCCACCGCTGGCACTTGCACGTCCATCTTCTGTTGGATTGTGTCAGGTTCAGGCGTCCATCCCTTTGATCTCGCGCCGTCGATTGCCTGTTGCACCTCTCGTCTGGTGTCCTCGACCGTATAGCCTGGCAGTGTGAGGCGATCGGTCAGGGCGTGGATCTCTGTGTCGGACAGGCCACGGCTGACGTATGAGGCAATGAGGCGCACGACGTTGTGATGCCAATCCTTGCCGGTCAGGATCTCGGCCTCTGCCATTGCTCGGTCCATCGCCTGCTGGCCCAGGTCGATCTGGATGCCGGCTGTGGTGGCCGAGCTGCTGCGCTGTGTGGGCGGGAATGCCCGCATCATGCGCTCAAAAGGCACAGGGTCACGGTCGCTGCTGAATTCCGTGCGCATCGTGACCATCTCTTGGATGTAGCCACGGCCCTGCTTGTCTTTGTTCGGGTAGCTGATTGTGCCAGCGACACGCATGATCCGGCTTGGGTTGATCACGACCGGATCAGTGCCAAGGCTGGCCGCGATGCTGGCCTGCACCTGGCGCCATGCATCGAGGTTGATGCACGGTTCTTCCAGCTGCCAGTAGGCATGGCCTCGGACGTAAGGCGTCGTGCCGGTCTTGACGCTCATCGTAAATTTCGGGCCGGCGAATGACAGCACGTTCGCCATTGATCCATCCGTGTCGGCATCTGCAAAGCAGAACATGGCGGCGAGGATGTCTTTATCTGTGGCGGCCTTGCCGGCTGGTATCACAGCGCGCCCGTCGATCGGGTTGATGCACATGTACACGTTTTGCCCGTGCTTATTCATGGCTTCTGCGTGTTGCACGGCATCGTCGATCTGGCCGACAGCAAAGCGCTGCACGTTCACGCCTCGGTTGCTGCTGATGCAGCGCAATTCGATCAGCGGCTCGGCGTTTATGTCGGCCCAGCGCACCCAAAGTTCATCCCAACCCTGCGTAATGTAGTTAAAGAACTGCCTGATTTGTTCAGGATTTGATTGCGTTTTCTGGTCTTCGGTCTTATTATCCGACATGAGGGTCACGCCTCTTCCTCTCTGTTGTTGTTTGAACTAGCCCACCCATCAGATCCGATGGGTGGGCCTTTTCTTTTAGAATTCCATATCGTCGTAGACGGCCGCAGCTGCCGGCGCTGCAGCGGGTGCAGCCTTCGGTGCTGCTGCCGGCGCAGCTGCGGGTGCAGTTGCAATGCCAGCCGCCGCGCCTTCCTTCAGGCAATCGGGACGCGGAACCCACTTGATCACCTCAAGCACCGGCGAGATCGTGCTGCCACGCTTAAACTGCATGGGCTTCACGTCGGCCAGACGCACCAGCGGCAGGTGACCCAGTGCCGGCTGCTGCTGCAGGGCTGCGGATAGATCCACCAAGCACTGCCACGCGGCCGTGCCGGCTTGTTCCCACGTTGCTACTTCGCCGCCGCCGATCGCCACGACGATTGAAAAGCCTTTCTTCCAATCGTCGCCAGGGGCGGCCATCATCTGCGCGGGGCTGGGGTTCCAGTTCCATTCGGGTGCAACGCCTGCCACGCCTTCCGACTTCTGCCAGCCGGTGCGCATCTTCTCGATGTCCAGAACCATCCCTTTGGTGGCGTCGTAAGTGGTCTTGCCATCCGAGGCGCGGATGTAGAACGACTTGGGGTTGATGATCCCGTCTTGCGTACCGCGGGCGCTCCACTGCAGGAAGGGTCCGTTGCCGCCGCCGTTGTTGCCAGTATCAAGTGCAAACATGTTCAGTCTTTCTCTTGTCGGGTGCGTGTCGCACCGAGGAATACCTGCTACCGGCAGGCTCGGATCTCAGGGTCAGACCCCGTAGAATTCTTTGCGCAGGGCTTCGTTGCCCGACCAGTAGAAGCTGGCCGTGTTGAGCGGCACAATCTCGCGCGCGATGTCTTTGTCCACATGGCGCAGGAAGGCTTCCATGCGGCCGATCTGCACCTTGGCCTTGGCAAGCAGCTCTGTCGGGTCGCCGTCTTCCAGCAAGTTGGTCTTCTTCTCGCTGACGTACAGGAACTTCACGGCCATGTTGCCATTGGCCTTGGCGTAGATGGCGCGCTGCAGCTGATGCTCGGCAGACATCGTGGTTGGTATGCGGCCGGTGGTTTTGAGATCGATGATCACGCCGTGATCTGGATAGACCAGGTCAAGGTAACCGATCACGGGGATCGTCCAGCCGTCGCCCTTGGCGATGATCTCGATCTTGTTCTGGTGGTGGTCGCCATCTTCAACCTCTGGAAAGAACGGCTTGCCGTACTGTTCCAGCTCGGCCACGGCCAGCTCGGTCATGGGCTTGATCCGGTCGCGCTCACGGGTGGTGGCCTCGTCGCCGATGATGTACTTGCCGTCAAACTTGGCGATGGCCTGGTCGATGCACTCGGTGATTGCGCCGCCCATCAGCGTGGCGGCCACGGCATCCTCGGTGCAGATGCCACGCCATGCGGCCGGCCCCATCGGGGTGCGCTTGAAGTGCAGGTACTGCATGACCCACACGTCGGGCGCATTGGCCCACAGGTTGATGCTGGATGCAGACAGGTGATCGATGCCGTGCTTGGTGAAACCGTTAGAGGCTTGCGTCATGTGCCATTCTCTCTCTTGCTAAATAACAGAAATCGGGGAACGTCATGTCGGCCCGCACACCCTGCAGCATAAGCACACAGCGGATGGGTTGCCGATCGTACTTGTAGATCAGCACGGGCTGCTTGTGCGCCTTGTCGGCCGCAGCGCAGGCCTGCTTCCACCAGGCTTCCGATCCACCGATCGGGCCGGCGGCGTAGCGCTTCAGCTCCAGCATGTACGGCCATGCCGGATCGTCGGTGACCAGGTCGCCGAATTCGGATTCCTGGTACTGCCGCAGATCGCGGGCAAACTTGATGCCCAGCTCTAGGAATAAATCCTGCGCGATGCTGCGCTCAAACGCGGCGCCCTTGTTGCGGCCGTTAGGCATCTTGCATCGCCTTCTTTACGTAATCGGTAAGCTTGATCAGTGTGCCTTCCTTGGCCTCTTGCCGGTTGTTGACCAGCCGCCACAGCGTGACGTGGTGTACGCCTGAGCCAACCGAGATCGACTTGAGCGGTTGCCCCGCCAGCATCATCTTCAGCTCTTTGATTGTGTAGACCATCGCGGCCCCCTCGTTTCGCAGACGCAATCTATGCGCCTCTTGCGTGGCCGATGGCAAGTGAAAAATATTTCGCTTACGCAATTGTGGTGGCCTTGACAGTGGTGAAGCAGTGCCTATATCAATTGCGTAGACGAAACGAACTAGCAAACAAGGATGAAAAAAATGATCGGATCTCACGCAGCACGGCAAGCAGCAGAAGAAGGCCGGAGCGCCAAACTTTCTGGCTTGGAGATTTTTGATAACCCTTACAGCTTCACACGCGAAACATTGCAAGCATATGCGTGGGAAGAAGGTTTCAAAACTGCGTAACTCAACGGGGGCTTCGGCCCCCACCACCTCTCATCTTAGAAAAGGAAACCAAATGCGTGAATTCTTAGAAGACCTAATCGGCTGCCTGTGCCTCTTCGCCATGATACCTGGCATCTTCTTCCTGCTGTACGGATTCGGGTGGCAGTGATGGCAATCAAACTCAACAGCGCCGACACAATGATCGTCCTATCCGCCCTGCAAGAATACCGCGAAGCGCTCAAAGAGCTGCCGCCGCACTGGCAGTGCGATGATCTGAGCGTCCATGCCGTAGACGTGGAGCGGCTGATCAAATCCTACAAGCGGTCTTATGCAAAGCTAGTATGGTGCGAGAAATGACAAACCAAACTCGTTACACGATCGCTGATTGGAACGCCGTGATCCGCATAAAGCAGGCCGAGATCGACCAGCTGTACGCGCGCTACGGGGAACAGGCCGACAAGGCTTGGGTCGGCGAAGAGATCGACATGCTCCGCTCTCGCATGATCTATGCGCAGCAAATGAAATCCAAATTGATTGCTGAAATTCTAGGGGAAACTAATGCAACTAACTGAGATAATGATCACCCACATCCTGCCAACAGGCACGACCTTTGCGGTGATCGCGGATGACATGTCGCAATCTGTTTTCATCCCGTCCAAACTGTCACTGCAGGCTGGCCTGCAGCAGTCCATGACGGTCGGCGCCATCATCGTGCCAAACCTGACCCACGCAGACAAGACGCGTTGGGTTGCCATCAAGATCGATCGGCAGGGGAAGTCCGTCACCAATGGCACAGCCGACAATTTGGCCGACATGATCCTGGCGGATCTGCGCGAGGGTGGCATGGCAACCTCTGACACCGTGGCCGATGGCATTGACTATCCGGCGCTCAGTGTCATGGCAAAGATGCAAGAGATGGAGCGGCGCGGGGTGATCTACAAGCGCACCTACTACGCCGTCGATCCTGCCGACTTTGAGGGGGATGAGCAATGAGCGGCGGCAAGCACACAACGCGGCAGGATGACGAGTACCTGCTGCGCATGTTGGATCTCAGGATGCAGCACCAGGCTGTCAAGGTTGCCAAGATGCTTGGGCTGAAGAGTGAGCGGGTGCGCACGATGTGCAACCGCGTGTTGGTGGATGACATCAAGGCCAGCAAGAAGCAGGGCATCGAGACGCCAGCGCAGGTGCTGGCCGGCTATTGGGGGGTAGGCCTATGATCACCAAAGTCAGGGGCGTGACCTACGCCAGCGTCAGGCAGACAGCGTTAAGCCTGGATGTCAGCGAGGCTGCAGTTTACTCGGCGCTGTGGCGTGGCAAGATGGAATTGCTTGGCCTCGGCAATACGAAGCGAAAGCCTGTTGAGGTTGAGGGGCTGTCGTTCCCCTCGATCGCATCGGCCGCCCGTGCGCTGGGCCTGAGCGAGAAGTATGTGCGCAAGGTGATCTCGACCGATAGCCCCACCGGCATGAAGCGGTTCCGTGCGGCGGCGGTGGCTTACAAACAAAACATGGAGAAAACAAAATGACTGACATGATCAAGCGCGATGATGCGCTGTTGCCTTGCCCATTTTGCGGGGGGGAAGCCTCAGATAGAGGCCTTAGAATATGGTCGAAAGCGCTGCCTGACACGCATTGGGATGATGGTTCAGAAATCACTAAAGCTTATTTCTGCAACTGCATATCATGCAGCGTGACAAATATTGTTGGCAATGTTGGGTATCCTACAAAAGCCGAAGCCATCGCCGCATGGAACACCCGCGCCCTGCCCACCATCGACCCCGTTGCTATCCGTGAGGCTGCGCTAGTTAGTGCTGTCGCAAAGCAGATAGGCGAGGAGCATGGGTGGGTCAGGCAAGAGAGGCTGGATGAAGCAGAAGCCAAGCTGACCAAGGCGAAATCGTATCTACAAAAGATCAGCCGTCATGCCAATCGGTCTTGTTCAGCGATTGCCACTTATGCGCTGGCTGAACTGGAGGGTGAGGATGACTAAGGCAGAGGATGCTACGAAGAAAGCTGATGCTTTGCTAAAGGCAGGAGATGCACTTGCAGACACTTTACCCGCACGAAGTCGTGAGCTGTTACGTTTGTGCCGCTACTATCGTGCAGTTGCCACTAAACTAGAGGAAGAAAAATGAAACTACTCGCAATCCTACTTATCACATGGATCGACGGCTCTCAGTCTGGCTTCAAACTGCCAGCCGACATGGAGTGCGGAAACTTGATGGACCATGCCATCTCACTCGCAAAAGCAAATGACATGGAATACACCATGATGCGCTGCATCTATACCGATCAGATCATTGTCAGCCCACGGCCCATGCCACGGCCAGCTGATCTAGGCGCTTGATCAACAATGCCACTGTTGATAAACAGATGGCGAGGGGCGACAACTTTAACAAACGGCAACGGGTGTTTTTGTATGGTCGAACAAGTCTGCGCTACAGCCTATCTTCCAAGCGCCCCTCACCGAATAAGGTTCTGTGGGTCATTCCCACGGCCAGACCGTAAGGTTGTAACGGTGACCGCAGGGAGAGGCCTGCACAGGATCACGCCCAGTGTGGGGTAGAGACGGCAGGGAACTAGCGTCCCATGCGCTCTGGGTGCAGAACACCCCCGCTTCATTTCTTCTTGTCGGTTGCCGCCTTGATCTTGGCAAGAGTGCCGTAGACGTAGGCGTCCTTGCGTTCGCCCTTCAATCCAATCTTGGCAGCCTGCGTCATCAAGCTCTTCTCAATCTTCTTCGGCATCGGAATCATCCTCTTCTTCAGGCATGACGTAGTCGCGCTTCTCCCAGGCTTGGCAGACCCTTAGATTGTGGCACACGAAATCGAACAGGTGGCAGTAGACCCTGCCGCCGCCATCCATGTCTAGCGGGCCAAGCGGAATCGCTTCCATTGCCTTTAGCATCTCAGGTGTGCCGTCCCCATATTCGCAATTTCCGCAGAACCGCCGACGCGCCACAGGCTCAGGCACAGCCATGATCACGGCCAGCTCGGACCAGTACGCCTTGTTGGCCGTCGGATCGACCGAGGTTTTCTCCGGCCCCAAGAACCAATTCTTTAGAACATTTGCCATGTTCTTTTTGTTCTGCGCGGGCGTCACCATGTCAGGTTCGCTCATTGCAGACATCAGGCTGCGCCTGATCATTTCCATTTCCGGCTTATCCATCATTGTGTCTCCGTGATCAGCAGGCCTTCAAACGATGTGGACACACCATTGGCCTGCGCTTTAGAACAAAAGGCCCGCGTCTCGATGTCAGACTTTTCGGGCAGGGCGATCGGGTAGTCGAACCAGAAATCAATAAAGTTGTTGTTCAGGTTAACGATGGCCGCAGATTGGAATGGCATTCCGAACAGCCGGTAGATCAGGCGCGCGGTGATATAGGCGTTGGATGCGTCAGAGCCGTGCGAGATCGTGCCGTGGCTGATGTAGAACGTGCGCCCAGCCGGCACAGTAAATCGCCCGCTCTCGGTGCGGTTGTGTCCGTCGTGGATCTTCTCGTACACGGTGGCCGGTACACCCGCAGTGACAGTGCCAGTGCCGATGTAGATGTTCTGCGCTGTGGGAGATGCAATCGTATAGGCGCTTTGAAGGCGCAGGTAGGACAGCGTCGTGGTCACAGCCGTCTGGCCCGTGATGGTAACGACCTCGTTGATCGGCATGTAGTCTGCATCTAGGCCGTTGATCATCACCTGAGATGTGGCGGCCGCATCGTCCGACGATACAGACATCTGGATTGCTGATGCTGGGTATTGGTAGATGCCGCCTTGGTACCAAACGGTTGTCTCAGTGCCTTGCACACTTGGGTTGCTGCCGTAGACAAAGACGGTCGTGCCATTGGCGACATGACCCATCGAGGCGCGCAGGCCGAAAGGCATTTCCTTGTGCAGCTGCCAGCTGGCGTGGGCCTCTAGGTCGCTCATGCTTTATTCCTCGCGCTGATTGCCGCAGCCTTCTTCTTCGCATCGGCCTTGCTGCTTGCGCCCCAGGCCATCAGAGACTTCAGCAGGCGGGTAGGTTCGCCGTCCTTGTCGCGCTCCGGCCCAGCTGTGCCACCCATGCGCGCTAGGAAGGATGCGCGGCGCGGGTTATCGCCCGACTTCACCGGCGCCTTGAGATCAGAGCCAGGGTTGGCGCGCTCATAGGACTGCCGGCCCTTTTCATTCAGGCCGCCGCTTGCCGCTTGTCCTTCCTTGCGCTGCCAGGCGGGAGACTTAGGCATTCTTCTTGCCCTCTTTGAACGGCCCGACCTTGCGGGTCATCAGCGAATAGGTCTTCTTGTCGATCGTGCTTTCGTCTTTCGGCCGAGACGTGCCGGCTTCCTTGCGCGCATTGATGTTTGCGTACAGTCCAGGCTTCTTCATCTCATCACCCTATAGCTGCCGTGTGGCGCATGACCTCACCGCGCTCACGATGCACTGTAATGCATTTCATGGTCGAGCGTCCAGTATATCCGAATGCCGCAGCAGCTGCGTCACGGGTGGTCAAAGCACGGTGGCTTTCCCAGAAGATCCCGCCGATGTCTTTGCTGCTGTCTTGGTGGATGTGGCCGGTGTCTAGATACCGCCAGTATGTACGCCCCCAGATCGGGGCATGAACGTCGGCCACCTGCATGGCAATGCGCTCCGGCTTGGTCTTGTCACCATGATGCGCCGACAACAGGTTGCGGCCAAACTCCACGACCCAAAGCTTTGCTGGGTTGAAGTGTACGGTGACGCGATCATCGGCCTCGTACTTAAAGACCAGCGCGATTGCCAGCATCTGCGTGAAGTCTGGGTCGTGATTGCCGGCCAAGATCACCACGTCGATCTGCCGGTGCTTGACCTTGGCCGCCTCGATCATCGTGACGTGCGCACGGACAGCAGCCATTGCCGCCTGCGCAAAGCGGCCGTCGACATCGAGGATGTGACCCGATGTCGGCGTCATGTTCTTGCTGTCGTTTTGGTGCAGCGTGTCGCCGAGGTTCAGGATGACCGCCCGATCGGTATAGGGTGCAGCGCCGATCAGCATGGCTGACGCCTCGGCCAGCCGTCGGCTTGCAATCTCGATGTTGTACTCTTCGCCTGTCTCATCAGCCCAAGCGCGCATGCCAAAGTGTACGTCGGCAATGATGTAGCGCGGCAGCAGATCTGCTGAAACATTGTCGGGTATCAGCGCTGGCAGCGGCTGCGGCACAGCGCCGAGTGCCTCACGCAAGAGATCGCCCCAGGATGTGATGTCTTCCTGCGTCGCGTCGGCCTTCCAGAACACCGAATCCCAGCTGCCCGTCTCTTTGTTCTGGACGCGGCGCCAGCCGTGCTTGCCTGTCTCAGTCGACAAGCCGGTACTCTCCAAGGCGGCCTTGATCCCATCGTCAGTGCCGAGCCACGCCTGTGCCATCGCACAGGCATAGCGCACCGTCTTTGTATCTAGGCCAAGCTCCCTGGCTGCAGCCGCTTTGCTACCGAGCCGCTGCACGGTGTCGTAGATCTGCTGCTGACGAGGTGTCATTTACTGCAACCGGCGTCGATCTGTTGGATTAGAAACGCACCCGTAACCAGTGAGAGCGGGCCGCCATCCGCCGCCAGTGCCGCCGCATGATCCGTCCTGCTCTGCACCGTGCCATCGCAGATGGCGCTAGTGCTTGGCGCGGTTGCGCAGCCATTCACCAGCAGCGTGAGCGTCAGGCACAGGCCCAACCTCGTCGATCCGTCTAGAGGTGTCGGCATAGCTTTGCAGCTCCTCAATCTTGGCCGCTTGGCGGCCTGCTGCCTTGCCACCGAACCATGCTGCAAGCAGTGTCAGCAGAGGCTTCAGCAGCGAGGCTAGCAGCGATGTCATGCTTTACGCTTGGCGATGACTGACCAAACCGCCACGATGATCGTAGCGGCCGCACCACCGACTGTGGTGGCCGTCTCGCTGTCGACCAACCCCTTGCCGACCAAGTAGCCGCCAAGTGCAGATGCAAGTGCGCGGGCGATGCCGCCGATTTCAGTAGCGCTCATTTCTTCATCCCCTGAAAGATTGCCGCGATGGCGTGAAAGATTGCAGCAAGAGTAGATTCGGCCTGTGCCTTTTCGGACAGTGCAACGGTGTGCATGTCAGCGGTCGGCGGCGTTAGAAATAACTTGATCTCCGCCTCACGGCGATTGACCAGACCTTTGATCACCTCCCCTCCAGCTTTGTTCCACATCCGGAATGCTGCAGCGGCCTTGTCCTTATGGCCGGCGTTCAGTTCACGCAGAACGGTGGATTTGGCAAAGGCATTCGGGCCGATGTTGTAGGCCAGCGAAACACACGCGCCGAATTCATTTGCATTTACGCTGGCAGTAATCATGGCGTCTATTGTTGCTGCGAATTTATCAACGCCCTGACGCAGCAAATCTTCAGCGCGGTCTTGGGTGATAGTCAAACCCTTAGAGGGTATGATGCCAACATCTGCCATTGCAGTAGTGCCGTAACCAATGGTCCAGACACCAACAATGTCCTGATAGGCTGTTAGTTTGCAGCCTTCGTATTGCTTGATGAGATCAAGTGTGGCTTTGTTCACGCTCACTTGTGTATATCCTTTTGAATTTCATCTAGCTTCTTGAAGATATTGGATAGCGCATCCTTTATCTCCTTGAGTTCGCGGTCATGGCCTTCTTTAGTCAATGAAAATTCAGTTTTTATGACAGCGATTTCCGTCTGGTGGCCTTGTGTCATCTTGTAGTGTGCCCACATGAACGCAACAATCGGCAGCACCGCAAATTGCAGCAAGAGCTTCGCCAGTTCCATCAGGTCCATCTCCTGCTGCATGATCTTACCAAGGCAATCCGTTAAGAGTGACGGGGTTTTTCTTGGCTTCGATCTGCTGTGCAAGCGATGTTTCTATCTCAGCCTTATCAACCGATCCCCAGACCCACGCCAGCACATCTGCCTCGGTCAGGCTGGCGTAAGGCACAAAGCCCGCAGCGGATGCGTCAGGCGTAAACCCTGCGCTGCCATAAGCCGATGCGGAATAGTCCCCATCAACTGCCTCAACACGCCAGTGAGCGACAGTGACGCCGCCATCAGCAGCGTTGCGGTCTAGTTGAGCAATGCTCCAATTGGTTGTCATTCGTCAGTCTCCTTACGCCACGCGATAAACGTTATAGTTATTTGCAGAGCTTTTCCGAAACCGAAGTATGCCAGATGTGCCGCTTGCGACAGTCATGCTCCCTAACAAAGTTAAACCACTTGCCGCATTGCCAATGGTTAGCAATGCAGCCCCTGTGTTGATGAATGAAACGTCGAATGACATACCTGACGGGAATGTAGCTGGTAGGCCACCTTCGATTGATGCCCCTGTCGGCAAGGTTAACGTAGCAGCCGCACCCGTATATTGGATGATGCCAGTGAGAAGTTCTGCGATGGTCAGGGTTGCCGCAGCGGCCTTTGATGTCTGTGCTGGTTGCGCCCTATAGACAACGCCAGTAGTCATCGTATCACCAGTAACGTGAAGAGGTGTTATTGGCGCACTCGTGCCAATCCCCACGTTGCCAGCGGAGGTGATCCGCATAGCTTCAGCAGTCGAAACAGACCCAGAAAAGGTAGTGCGAAAGGTTAAATACCCTGGGGATGATGTTGATGTAATAGCGCCGTCTGATACTGCTCTGATTTGAGCCACTTCACGATAAGCTGAAGTATTATCCAAACCATAGAAAGTTTGTGTTCCCAAAATAGCTGCAGCAGTAACTTGAGTTGGTGCTGTCCGTGTGCCTTCGGCGCGAGTAAGCTGTAAATTCGCGTTAAGAGCATAGTTGCCAATTGTTACAGTGCTAGTAACATCTAAAGGAGAACCCGGCGTAGTCGTGCCAATCCCCACGTTGCCAGAGGCGTCGATACGCATACGTTCTACGCCATTCAAAACCCAACGCTGAACTGCTGCACCTCCTGTTTCATATGTAAGTAAATTTGTAGCTTCGTGCTTAATAGTCAAAGTTGACTGAGTAGCATCTGTTAGGACTAAAGATGATGAGTTGGCAGCAGCAGTAACTGCTAATTTTGGTCCGCTAGAAGCTCCCCCAATCCCTACTAGGCCGTCTGAGCTGATACGCAAACGCTCATTGCCAGCCGTAGACAAAGCAACTGTATCCGCAGCGGGAAAGAAGATGCCAGCGTTGAGGTCGCCCGTGTGGGCAATGGATGGTGCTGCAGCTGTGCCATCTGCGAAGGATGCAACACCCGTAACAGCAAGCGACGAAACTGTGCCGCCGACAGTCGATGCCGCCTGCCAAGTCGTGCCGTTCCAAACGCGCAATTCATTGGCGACAGAGTTAAAGTACTGGTCGCCGACAGTCAGCGCGTTGCCATCGTTGTCAACGCTGGGATCGCTAGACTTCGACCCAAGGTAAATATCGTCAAAGGCATCAAAGCTGGCAGCGGCAGATGCCGCAGACGCAGCAGCATTGGTGGCCTGGGTTGTAGCCGTTGAGGCCGAAGTTGAGGCAGAGGTGGCAGAGTTGGCCGCGTTGGTTGCCGATGTGGCAGCCGCCGAGGCAGACGATGCAGCTGCCGACGCAGAGCCTGACGCAGCCGAGGCAGACGTAGTGGCCGAGGCTGCATCCACAATCAGCGCCCACTTGGCAACATCGGCATTGCTGCTGATCGGCTGAGAGCCGGTGGATGTGTGGGCTGTGACAACGATGTAGATGTTGTTGTTGGACGTGTCCTTGACTATGTCGCGCTGCGCAAAGGCTGTGGCGGTTGCCCAGTTGCCGCGGTAAGTGCCAAGCTCTTGCGTGACGGCCAGCTCGCCGGCGCTGTCAAAGGCAAAGATCTTGTTGGCGCGCGATGCCGCCGACACCGTGAATTCGGTAGATGTGATGGTGTTGGTGCGCGATGCCTTGATTGCTCGGTCAAGCTCTTCGCTGTGCTGCTGTACCGTGAAGGTCAGTTTATCCAGCGCATCTTCCAGCGACTGAGCGGGAAACGGATCGTTCTCGACCAGGTCCAGCTCTTGCACCAGATCCTGTTCCCGCAGAACGGTCAGCGTCTCGCCAGACGCTGGAGCCGTCAGCATCGTGATGTTGCCGCCACCTGCGCTGCCGACACCGCTAACCGTGTAGTGGGTCGTGATCGTCTTGACCGTCTCAGTACCAGTGGCCGATCGCACGATGACGGTCAGGTCGTTCTGGTCGAAGACCTTGAAAGTGTACGCAAAGACAGTGGTCGAGCCATTGCCGTTGTACTGTACTTTGCTGGTGGCGCTGCTGACGGTCATTGCAAACCTTTCTTCTTAAGAGACTGTACGTCCTGATAGGCTTGCGCCAAGTTAGCATACTCTGGCAATAGGAGCAAAGTCTCTGTTCCGGCATCAACAAACTTGCTGTTCAGGTTGCGTACCATGTTGCGCTTACCCGCGTCGGTCATCATTGAATATTCCGGCGTGAAGATCAATTGCTCAAGCGCCCCTCTGAAATCGGCATAACCCATCCCATAAAGGTTTAGTGTCACCTCATTTTTGGCAATCCGCGTTAGGTCAGATTTGGCACCAGCACTGAGCTTGATGCTGCTGATGCTGTCGGGGTTGCTGATCGGCCAGCCGCCAACATCCTTAGCCAACCGCATCATCTCGCTTTCGGCCGCAGTCAATTCGCGGCCAGGCTTTACGATGACGCCGGTGGTCAGGTTCCAAATTGCCAGACCTGGGCGGGCCGCAAAGCTCACATCTTCCGCGCCGATCGCATTGCCGAGCGTGTCGTACTGGATGGCATTCAGATCTTTCTCGTCAGCAAACATGCTGTCCTGCTGCTGATATGCGCGCATCATCGTCCACACTTCGCGCATTTGCTGGCCGACATCAGACTTGGCCGAGCCTACCAGGCGATAGCTAACCGATCCGTCAGGGTTGCTGAACAGCGGATCGTCAGATGCGTGGCCCGCATCAGCGTCAGCCATCGTGTAGTATTCGACCGCATCACGCGGCGTGACCCGTGTAGGGTCCATGCCGCGTGTGACGCCGCGCTGCAGTGAGCTGAAGATGTTTGGCACACCAAGCGGCGTGGCCGACGATGCAGGGCTGCGCGCAATCTGTTCAATGCTAAAGCCGTCTGCAAAGTCCATGATCTGCGAGATGCCCTGCAGCATCGGCAGCTCTTTGTAGTAATCCGCCACAGATCCAAGAGCTGCGGTTGCCAGCGACTGCGCCTTTTCAGGATCACGGGCCATTGCAAGCTTTTGCGGAACCGTTGCAGCCAAACCAACCACCGCAGAATATGGGCCGTAACCCGCATAGTTGACGTAGGTCAGTGGGCCATTAGGCCGGCCATACTCGTCGTATAGCGGCATGTCTTCGCCATCTGCATTCTTGGGGAAGCCTTCGCCGCGCAGCACGATACTGTACGGCTGCCAACCTGGTGGAAGCGCTTGGCGCTCTTTCGCATCGTCAGGCGTAGCGCCGGTGACGCGGCCTTCGGTTGCGAGGTTGGCGACATAGGCAAACGTCATCGACCCCATCGACCAGCGGCCCAGCGCAAGCTGCTGCGCCTTTGGCCCGTTCTGGCCCAAGAGGTTCTGATACAGTTGCTTGCCGCCGATCGGGATTGGCAGGCGCTCCATGACGCGCAGCATGTCATTGGTCGGCGCTGTGGCAAACGGCAGGATAATACGGCCAAGCACGGGGATGTTCTGAAGCTTAGATGCCATCTTGCCAAGCAGGCCAGTGTCCAGCGTCATCGTGTCGTAGCGCGACTTGTAAAGCAGATCTTCCGATACCGATCGAGGATCAAGCAGAACCATGCCCGCTTCATCCAAAGCGTACTTGGAGCTTTCACCAGCGCGCAGTCCAGCCTGGTAGCGCTGGTGCGCAGCGACATACAGCTCACCGCGCTGGCTGATCGTCTTGAAGAATTCATCACCGGCCAAAAGCAGACGGAAGGGAAGACGTGCGCGCTTGCCGAATTCATCAATTGCTTTGGCATAAAACGTGCCGGTGTTGTCGCCGGTCCAGCGGATTGCGCCGACGTTGTAGTCAAGCTTGTTCATGTCGCTGGTCGGGATCTCAGTGCGGTAGGCTTTCGACGCAATCCGGAAAGCATCGCCGATGCTGTCGACCCAGCCCTTCACGCGGATCATTGCGTCGGCCATGTACACTTGATCTTCGCGCAGATTGTACGGGGTACTCTTGCCTTTGATCTTCCGGATCACAGCGCCCCAGGCGCCGGCCAACATTTCTTCCGGCAACTGCGCGGCCATAAAGCCGATCGTGCCAATGACGTTCTTTACCTGTGTAGACGGCGCCGACAGTAGGCCGACCATATAAGCCTCGCTGACGATGTCTGCAGTCTTTGCGCCCCATCCCTTCTCGGCCAGAGCATTGATAGCCTGCAGGCGCTGTCCCTCGGTCAGGCGCCCAGTTTCAAGGATGCGCTGTGCCAGAGCATCCGTTGCGCTGTCATCGCCCGATTCTTTCAGGGCGGCCATAGCATCTGCGCTCATGCGATTGGCGCTCATCTCACCGGCCACAGGGATGCGGAACGATTGCAGCGCACGGGCAGCCTCGGTCTGCGCGCCCTTGAGCTGCAGCTGAATGCCAGCATGGATCGCCAGTTGCCGACGGAATGCTAGGCGATCGGTTGACGTGGCATTGCCCGTCTTGATTGATTCGGCCAAGGTTGCCAGTTTGGTTGCGCTGCGTACCAGCAGATCCCGCGCAGCAACCATCTCGGCCGCGTTCAGCGATCCATCACCGATCTTTCTGGAAAGCAGGCTGCGCGTTAGGCCAAGCTCATCAGCGGCCAGTTTGGAAGCTTCCTCAATCGTTGTCTTGTTCGACACCACGCCGCGCGTGATAGCAGCCTGTTCGCTGGACAGCGTCTGGCCGACGGCCGTGATCACAGCCTTCACGTCATCGGTGGTGTTCAGGTAATCAAAATTGAAGTCGCCGCCTTCTGTCAGGCTTTTGATTTCCAGATCGCGCTTTGCCATAGCGTCAAGCACAGGATCTGCGATTGCCTCTGGCGCCACGCCGGCTTCTGCGCGGAAGCCTTGAGCCTCGGCGTTCAAAGCTTTGCCGGCGTCTTTACGGATAGCCTCTGCGCCCGCAGCTGCGTCGGCTGCCTGCTGATTAAGCGCATCACTGGCCGACTGCAGCACCTCTGGCGTCGCCGGCACAACCGGAGCATTGACACCAGGCGCTTCTAGGCCGCGCTGCTGAAAGCGTTGTACGCCTTCCGGCGACAGCACCTGTGGGGCCAAAGCCTCTTGGGCTGCCCGCTCAGAGTATTGCGGGTTATCGGCCAGCAGGCGGCGCTCTTGTGGCGTCGGGATGCGTTGCACTGGCGCTGCTGATGCAAGTGGGGCCGCTTCTGCCGCAACAGCCCCAGGTGCTGGGGCAAAGCGCGGATCAACCAAACCTGCTGCGGATTGCGCCACAGTCGGCGGGACTTCTTTAATGACATTGCGACCAAGCTTTTGCAGCAACTCTCGGAATGCCCCAACCTGCGCGACCCGTGTGAGCTGCTCTGGCGCACTTGCGAATTCCGTAGGTGCGCCCGCAGCGTCCATTGCTGTGCGCTGCGATTGCTCTGTCGCTAGTTGGTTGGGGTCAAATGCCATGTCACTCGCCTTGCGGTTTGGGCATCGCCTCTTCAGTTGGCTCGGCCTGCAGCGGAAATTTATCTCGGTTCGCGTAAAGCTCTGCGATCAGAGACATCGTTTTACTTTTCGACTGGCTTGCCTGCGGATCGGATGAGGGCATCGAGTTTTGCACGGTCTACTCCTTTATACTCAAACCAAGGGATGTTGCCGCCTTCAAAGGCTTTTACGCCTGGGAAGTCTGGTGGCAACACACCAGACTTGCGCTTTTTCGCTTCGTCGAACATAGCATCTAGTTCTGCCTTTGTGAACTGATAAGGCTCGCCAGTGCTGGTCTTGTAAATATAACGGTTTCCGCCGCTTGGCGTCTTTTCGTATGTGACGCCAGAATATGTGGTATGGAAGCGGCCTTCCATGACAGGGGTTGATGCAGTTGGCGGGATTGCGCGCTGGACGTTTGGCGTCCCAGCCCGAACAACCGATTCCAATGTTGGGTGCGACACAACTTGGCCGGATGACAAAACCCAGCTTTCCCAGTGGTAACGACCAGTGGACCCTTGGCCAGGTCGGCCAGCTTTGTCGTACAGATCTGAGACGCGAGAAGCCAACGACCGCTCAAGCGCTTCGTATTGAGCCAGACCCTGCGCGCCATCAAATTGGCCTGCAATAGCATCGTAAATTTTTTCGCCTGCGCCCCACATGCGATTGATTTGAATACGATCCAAGACAACAACATCGTTCCGACCAGACACAAGTAGTGCAAACGAAAGGATCTTGTTGCCAATGCCGGTTTGGTTTGCCAGCCCATAAAACCCACGGCGGACTTGCGCACTAGGTGTGTTAAAATTGGCGATCATATCGTGCAAGCGCTCAAGCGCAGACTTTCCACTTTCGTCTTTGACGGCCATCTTGCGCAGGAATGTATCGCCAAACCCATTGGCATTTGATGTTGCAGATCGGCCTGGGCTGTCCAGTGGGATCGTGCTGCTGACCATGTTGCGCCATTCAGCAGTGGTCTGATCTGTCCAATCACCAGCAAGAGCCTTGCGGATGTACGGGTCTGCCGACTGCGCAAGCTCCAAGAACCCGCTTTCGTGCGGGAAGGCCGACAAAGCCTTAGACATGATTGACCATAACATGAGTTGTCCTGTCAGCTCTGGTCCGGTTGTCGGATCGGCATAGGCTGCGCGGAATTTATCTTGCACAGCCAATCCTTCGTCCGCAGCCTTTATCTGACCTGGGGTTAGGCCCTTAAACCAGCCAGCCCATTTATCAACATCATTGGCATGTTCGATCATCCATGTCGGTGGGGCAGGAACCTCAACCGCATTACGCGCACGGGCCATCATGCCGGCGTATTGTTCTTGGCTTGCCAATGGATCTGGGAATTCTTGCGCCAGAACCGTCAACCGCTCGTCCGAAACATTGCGGTTTTTTGGCGTCATTTCTTGTGGAATAAACGATTGCTTGCCGGTTCCTTCCGGCGTAAACCCTTCAACAGTCACACGGTATTTAGGATCAAGGCCGGCAATGCCAGGCGTTTGAGATGGCGGTGCAATTGTGAAGGCAGGTGCTTCTCCTTCAGCCGCTGCCCCCAAGCTGCGCGGCGTACCGGCGGGCTGGAAGATTTCCATCAGCATGTCCTTGTCGCCTTGCGTGATGGCTCGACTAGCGCCGATCGTGTCGGCCAATAGGTTCTTTGCCGCAGGTGATGCTTGGCTTAACAATTCCCTAGCAGGCTTGGTCAAGCCTTTCACCATTGGAACAAGCTCTGCAACGCCGAGGCCTGTGAAAACAGAACCTAGCGTTGCGTCAACCAAGCCCGACACAGCCATACCCGTATCACCTTGGGCCAAGCCGTTTTTCATCATGGCATAACCTGAATCAATCATGGTCGTGCCTTCGTCCACAGACATAGCGCCACCGATGCCAGGTGCAAAGAAGTCTGCAAACTGCGTTAGGTCGCCAGAGATTTGGCTTAACATGCTAGGCGTCAGGTTTTCTTTACCAATCAAGTCTTGCAGAACCGAGCTGACGGTGTCCATCACGCCGCCGGTTTGCTCACGATTGGGATCAAGCGTGTTGTAGATGCCAGCCTGCATGTTCTCGGCAAGGCTGGGGTCTTTAGAATAAACTACTTGCGCACCAGGCTGCTTCGCGTATTCGGCCATCTGGGCGGCCGTCAATTTCACCGGCACGTTCTGAGGCGTGTTCTGCCCAACCAAGTATTGATTGTATTGCTGCACCTCTGCCTCGGTGTACCCAGCCGCCAAGTAATCATCCACTTGGACGGCTCCGCCTGCGCCCATGATGCTTTCAATCGGAAAGCGACCATTGGCTGGAATCGGGGATGTCGAAACTTCTGCGACAGGACTAGGGGCTTGCGTCTGTGCCAGCACATCCGTCTGGGCCATCTGCTTTGGCGTGACAGGCCGATCACCGACGCGCAGCTTGCCGCCCGACGGCAAATCAATGTAAACGCCCTCGACCTTGCGGATCGGGTCGTGCTGCACATAGCCGCCGCGCACGTTGTCGATTGATACGCCGGAATACTTCTTGATGTCGGCCGCTTCGTTGTAGCGGGTCATCTCAAGGTCGGTACTGTCGTTCACTGAGTACACCATATCAATCCCTCATTTGTAGCAAAAGTTTGTTAATTTCTTTTTTGACGTTAAGATATATAGTAGTTTGTGAGGGTGTTGGTGCGTTCCCATTTTTGCTGAATTCTGCATACCATGCGTCAAGTTCAATAATCTCAAGGCCAGGCGTAAGGCTTGGGATGCCCTTATCACTTACCGATACTATGTATTGCGCTAAATTGTCTTTAAGGCCTGCGCGATAAGTCACCATGCGATCATCAACAAGTGCCTTGGCAAACGCGCCAACCTCGACCCGCGTCATTGGGTTGCCCTCAGACTTCCGGCGAATTGTCTCAGACAAAAGCCTAGAGCTGACAAAGGCATACGCAGCCTCGGCTTCCTTAGATGCAGCGTCAGTAGCCCCTGCGATCTTGTTGTACTTGAATTGCGCGGCAACCTGGTCATCGATCGCCTTAAAGCTTTCGTCTGCTTCGCTTTGGATCTTGGTGGTCAGCGCTTCCCAATCTTTGAGCGAAAGATCACCCCTTGCGGCATTCAAATCGTCTTGCGACAAGTTGCCGGTATTCGACTTTTCAAACAAAGTCGCATAAACGCCGGAGTTGGTTTCCGTAGCAAATGGCCCGACAGTGTCTGGGTTCTTGTGGGTATCGAGTGATTTACGATCTGCCGGCGTTAAGGCATTGCGTGTGTCCAGCAACCGAGTTGCCAAGTCGATGTACTGCTTGCCTGTGATCGGCTGCGTCGGGTCAATCTTGCCAAGTACCAAAGCTTCTGGTGCCACAGCCTGCAGCCGAGCCGTGAGATCCACACTGGCGGGAGCGGTCACCGATACTCCGAATGCCGAATTGAACAGATCGCTGTTCTGCGCGGCAACGGCCGCTTTGCCTTGTGCAACAAATTCATCCAAAGCGCTGTCAATCGTATTAGCTTGCTTGATTGCATCAGAAATTGCTTTGGTTGCAACATCAGGCGTTGCCAACCGCAGCACAGACAGCGTGTATGCCGAGCTGGCATCAAGGCCAGACTGCGCAGCAGCCTCTTCGGCCGTCATCGTTCCAGCGTTGACCTCATCCTGCAGCTGCAGGGTTCTAGCCAGCGCCAGCCCCCTGGCTGGGTCACTGCCGACAAAGCCAGAGGCTAGATTCCCCACAATCTTGTTGACCATCGCCGAATTGATGTTGGCCGCCATATCAGGCGTGACGATGCCAGCGGCCAGATCGGATTTCATGTCAGCATCAGACGATGCAAGCAGCATGGCTGCTGTGGCGGGGTCCATCCTTGGATCGCTTAGTTGTGTAACAACCGAATCCTGACGGGCAGCCGCAGCCGCAGCTGCGCGCGCATTGATCCGCGTCTCGACCGCATCACGCAGCTGGAACCGCACGGTAACTTCTTGCTGGTCAAAGCGCGCATTAAATGCGTCCGTCATCGATCGGCTTGAAAGCCCGTCAGCCAGACGCGCGCGCATGTCTTTCGTTGCCACCTGCCAAGCGCCAGTGCCTTTGTCGTTCAGCACATCGCCAAGGCGTGAGCTGTCCTTCAGGCTGTCAGCCAGATCACGCATTTCTACTTCAGCGCCAAGCATCGCCTCATTGTACTGGATCTTGGCCTCTGCTTCAGCTCGTACCAAAGCGTATTTATTGACCTGCTCAAGGGCAGCCCCAAGCACTTCGCCCTTGGCTAGTTCAGCCTGCACAAAGACGGTGGGGTCCATGCGCGCCCGAATACTTGCGCCTGGGGCTTCTGATGTTGCAACAGCGTTTGAAGCGTAAACCGGAATTCTCATGGATCACCTTCCAAACAATTTATATTCGTAACCAATCCCTGCGGCCTGTCCGACCGCCCCGATCAGGCTGGCTGTGCCAGACGCGCGAAGGCCAGATGCCTGAGCATTTCCACCCATCCGAGAAAGCTGTGCGTTTAGCCTAGCCGATTCCTGCTCATCCGAGATCTGCATATTGGTGATCCCTCGGTTGAATTCGTTCACATCCTGCTCATACTGGAATTCACGGGCATTCTCACGCAGTATTTGCAGCGGAGATCCTTGAGACATATCAAAGCCGGCAAATCCAAATCCAGCGCGCACGGCACCCTGCACATCGCGCTCAAACGCACGCTTGCTGCGGTCGGCCTGTGTCAGGAAGTTGGCATTGAATATCTGGCGCTGCTTTTCAAGCAGGTCGATGTCCCGCTCGATGATCTTGGCATTGAATTCACCGGCGGCCTTAGCAGCTGCTGCGGCCTTATCGGAAGATTTCTTGTTTTGTATACCTCCAAGAAGAGAGGCACCGAACGAAAGCAACCCAAAGATGCTCATTTCTTACACCTACTTGTCGAAAGTGTTCATGCGCGGGAATAGCGCAAGAATAGTCATCGGAAGCGGCTGGGTCTGACGCGCATAGACGCGGTCATCATCGTCAAAGCCACCTTCAAACTCAACATCCTTGTCGCCTGTAAACAGCGGCACGGCTTGGTTCATCGGCATTGAGCTGTCGCGGAAGTAGATCCGATCAAGCTTGTCAGGGCCGCTGCCGACTTCAGCGCCGACCGTCTCATGCAGGCGCACCGTGATGCCGTGGATGCGCTTAGGCTTGCCTTGGCTTGTGCCGTCAACAGACCCAGCCTCAATGCGCAGGGTTTCCATGATGCTGCTGTAGCCGTAGCCGATCGCGGCCGTGGTTGTGGAGAAGTCTAGGGCCACAGCGCCGCTTGCCACAGTCTTATCTGCATGGCTGGCGCCATTAGCTAGGATGGACACCGTCTCACCTTGTAGGTGGTGCAGGCCAGACAGGGTGGTCACACCAGTGCCACTGTATGCTAGGCCGCTGTCCACAAAGAACGCGCCGGTTGTGATACCGCCAAAGTTAAAAGGCTTCATCAGCTCTACATAGCGCTTGGTCACACCATTGATCGTGCGCTTTACAATCATGTAAAGCTCATCCTCGCCCGTCTCTGATGGCAGCGTTGCCACGCTTTCAACAACCGCCTGGCCGCCGTTAAAGGCGCCGCCGATCACATGCTTGTGGAATGCGACTACCTGCTCTTCGCGGCGATACGTCATGCCAATCAGTGTGCCATCGGTACGGGCCATCCAGATGATGCTGTCAGGCTCTTGCTGGTAGGCAAACTGCGTGATGCCGCCTTTGGTGATATGCTCGGCCAAGATTGACAGATCAGGTGCCGTATAGGCGTCTGCGTTTACATCGCCGACGTACTTGAATTCCCTGATCTTGCGATTGCCGCGCTGCAAAAACAGCGTAACATCGGCCACCTGAATAGGCTCAACTGCGGCAACGCCGTAGTTGGAGTATTTGCGGATCAGCGTTGTGGTCGGCGTGATCGGGCCGTCGCTGGTGGCCGTCACAACATATTCGCCACCAGAGGTGCCAAGCGCCAGCACACGGGTGGCCGATAGATAGCGGATGGCATTCACCTGGCTGGAAGCGATCGTATAGATCAGCGCATCATCGGCGGCCGTGCCAACCGTAAAGTTGAGGTAATTGCCGTTCTTGCTGAACCACAGGGTCTGTGGGTTGTTGTTGCTATTGCCGAACACCAAGCGCTGCTCAAAGAATGTGACAACGCTGGGGCGGTTGTCTGCTCCGGTCAGTGGCGTTGCTGCGGGGCCAACCTTCTGCACCTTAGACGCGCCGAGTTCTGCCGTGCCGCCAGAGCTATAGGCCGTGTAGGCAGTGCCGTTTACGTTGGTTCCGCCCACAGTTTGCAGTGCAAAGGTATTCACAGCAACCGCCGAAACTTTGTAATACAGGCCGTTCAGTTGCGTCATGCCAACTACGCCGCTGATGTATATGATGTCGCCATTGGCAAACCCGTGAGCTGCTGATGTCACAACAACTGGGTTGGCGGCCGTGGCGCCGGTGATTACTTTGCTAGTCCCACCACCTTTAACAAATGCTGTGTAGCTGGTGGTATTGATATTGTTGTTGCCCGCATCCTTCAACGCAAAGGTGTCTGCAGTAACACTAGCAACAAGGAAGTTTGTACCTTCTACTTCAACCATGCCCTTGATGTTGTTAAGTTGCACCGCGTCGCCATTGCTAAACCCGTGGCCGGTGACAGTCACAACGCCAGGGTTGGCCTGCGTAATGTTTTCAACCGTTTTTGCTGTGAGAAGCGAGCCTTGAACGATCGGGATGACAAGGGTCCATGCCGCAGACCCTGTGCGCGAAAGAATGCGCATATCGTAATTCGGATGCACAATATACATAACGTCTGCCGACTGCGCGTAGCGCAGGGAAAATAGATCGGCTTCAGCATATGGCGTCGTGATCTGATAGACCTTGTCGGCCGTTCCGCCAGAGGCATAAGCCGTAAAGGCGGTTGTGTCTATTGGAGCGCCAAACAAATCCACAAGCGTGAACGTATTGGCTGTCACGTTGGCAGCACGATAATTACGATCGTTTAGCTGCGTCATGCCAACAACGCCAGTGATGTAAATCTCGTCGCCGTTGGCAAACCCGTGGGCTACGGATGTCAGCACACCAGGGTTTGCCCGCGTCACGGCTGTGATTGTCTTGGCCGATCCAGTCAACACCTGTAGGCCGTTGCGATACACTCGCATCGTCAAAGGCCCAAACTCTAACATGTAGGTGTCGGTGGTCTTAAACTGAAACGGAATCAGACGTGCCTTGGCTGCGCTGTTGTTAACCTCACCGAGAAACTCAGTGCCAGGGCGACGGGTCACACCGCCGTGCGGCATGCAGATCATATTGGTCAGGGTGGACAGACCCTGCCGGTACTTCTCCAGCGTGATCTGGCCCTCAAGCCGTGGCGAGATCTCGCCTGCCGTGAATGAGCTTAGAGCCGGTGCTGAACGAGCCATCAGAACCTCGAATCAATAAAGTCGCTGGCTTCAATCCTTTGCGGCGCACCTTCAGTGGCATCAATAAACCGAGCTTCGCGCATCTTTTCGTCATAGATTGCGGCTACTAGCTGCACAACCGATGTCGATCCGGTGACGGCATAAGCGATCTCAGACGCTAGGCGCGCAGACAAAGCTTCAACCAGGCTGGCGTCATATTCCTGCGGGTCAGTGACACGCGCAACATATTTGATCTGAGCGCTGCCCTCATCCGTAAGAAGCTTGCGACCCTCAATTACGAACACAGGACCGCCGCTGTTTGATGTCATGTTGTCCTGCGGATAGGACATAGAGCCATTGGAGAATTCCAAGACGCGCAGGCAGTACGGCTCGGTCGGCAGCGCATACTGGTAGG